AGGAATGGTCCCGCAGCCATTGTTCCGCGGCCGGGTTGCGGCCGGAGAAACGGACGACGAGGGCCGAGCCGTTGGCCTGGCGCTTGGGGAAGTCCTCAATCGCCGCCTTGCCGCCCTCGGTCTGGGCGTTGCGGATCGCGTTGAGCATATCCTCATAGGCCGCCGCGTCGATATTGAGGGCGTTCAGGGCCTCCTCGATCTGGCCCGCCTCAATAGCCGCCGCGACCCGCTGGATTTCCGCCCCGGCCCGGATGCTTTCGACCGCCGCGAGGAAGGCCGCCGCGACCTCCCGGCCGTAGCGTTGCGCGAGCGCGTCGAATAGCGCGCCCTTCGCCCGGGTGATTGTCATGGGTTAGCGGCCGAGGATCGCCAAGGCGGCGCGGGCAACGGCCCCGTTGAGGTCAAGGCAGGTGTCGAGCATATCGTGCGCCTCCTGCCGTATCGCTTGCGCCGAGGTTTCGTCGCCCCGCAGGAGCGCCGCCTGATAGGCGTAGAGCTTGGCGCTAACGTCTTTCCAGGCCGCCGCCGCAAGGGCCGCCGGCTGGGGATGGTCGGTCATCGGCGGCACTGTAGCTCATACATGACCGGGGTTCCGGCGGGGTTCAGCTGCTTGAGCGGAGGGACGATCCTATAGACCGTTCCGTCCGCTTCAACCAGTTTGTCGTTGAGCCCCGGGGTGATCGTGAGAGTGCCAACGGCGAGAAGCGCCTTCTTGTCGGAGGCCAGAACCCGGGTTCCGTCGATCTCCGTGGCCATATAATCCATGACCGCAAACTGGGCCGGATAGTCCACCTCCGGCCCGGGCGCGGGGTCATAGTCGGGTCCGGTTGGCGATACGGTGCGCCGGATCGCGCCGAGCTGGCCGAACTCCTCGATCAGGCTGTCGGCGACCGCGGCCATTTCGGCATAGAAGGTCACGAGCGGGAAATCCGAACGCCGTTTCCGGCCGTCAGGAACGGCGCGAGGAGCTGGTCAATCGCCCGGAACGTCCGGCCTTCCCGGCTTTGGTCCTGATATTCAATCTCGATCTCGCCGACACGCTTGCGCTTCACGCCCTGGGTCTGGTCCGGGATCAAGTCCGTCGCCGCCCGGTTGGCGGCCTCGATGTTGGCCCTCTTGACCGCCTCGGGGATTTCGTCGCTCGGATAGAAGGAGGCGATCTCGCCGAAGCCCGGGCCGTCCTTCATCGGGACGTCGTATCGGGGCCAGTCAAGGGCCTGGGTGGTCGAGGTCCGCGAACCGGCCCAGCGGTCGCGATAGACGGTCACCAGATAGTCGGCGCCCTTGCGGAGCCGCTGCTCGATGATCGTGTCCGCCGGATAGACGATCCCCCTAGCGTCGCAGTAGGCTTTGAACTCCACGACGGTGGCGTAGGATTCCGCGTTGGCCGCCCCGGGGGTGACGATCAGGGGCATAGGTTTAGTCTCCGGTCGAAGACGAGCGGCGGGCCTTTTCGGCAACCCGGCCCGCTTCGGCGGGCTTGGGTTCCGCTTTCGGGCGGCCCTGGCGGCTTACCGCTACGCCCCGGGCGAGATAGGCGCTTTCGATCTCGGGCCAGTCACCGACAAGAATAACGCTTGAGACGCCGTCCTCCGGCCCGGCGAAGTAGCGCGGGTTCTGCTGGGTCTGGCCGGCCTTAAGGGTTTGGCCCTCGCGGGCATAGATCAATTCCATGATCAGCCCTCGGCCTTGGCGGCGGGGGCGTCTTTCTTGGCGGCCGGGGCCTTGGCCGGGGCCTCGCTATAGAGGCGATGGGCCTTGGCGTCGAAGTCCGCCTCATTGATCACGACGAAGCCGCCGGGGGCCTTGTCGTCGGCGATCTGGACGGTAGGGCAGGCGTCGGACATTGCGTCCTCCAAGGGTGTTTCTGCGGAGAAGGGTGGGGCCGAGCGGTTAAGCCCGGCCCCGGTCGTCACGGTCAGCCGCTAGGGGTTAGCCCAGCAGGATGCCGAGGTGTTCCGGCTTGACGCACTTCACGCCCCAGGCCAGGCCGACCTCATACTTGATCCGGCGATACTGGCGGTAGGTGGCGATCTGGAACACCAGGCCCGAGAGCGGGTCGGTGACCGAGATCACGTCGTCCGCAGCGTCCCCGCCTTCCGGCATGGCCGGCTGGCGAGCGGCCAGGATGATCGCGTTGTTCGAGAAGTAGGCATTGCGGACCGAGGTGGCGGCGAGAGTGATCGCCGTAGTCGCCGCCGGGATTGCGCGACGAAGGCCGGGAGCGGCCAGCGTGATGGTGCCGCCGCCCGAAACGTCGGCGTCACCGGCAGCGACCACATACTGGTTGGTGTCGCCCGCGAAGGTGATGACGTCGCCGACCAGAATGTTGCCGGTGCCGGCCGAGGCCAGGGTGATCACGGTCGCGCCGATGGCATAGCCCGCGTTGTTCGTGGTCGCCGACGCGCCCGTGCCCTTGGTGAAGGTCGGGATCGCGGCGGAGTAGCCCATCGTGAAGCCCATCAGCTCGCGCATCTGGCGTTGACGGAGCAGAGCCCCGGCGTCGCCCGCTTCGTTGACGCGGAACAGGCCCGACTGGATGCCTTCGAGGTTGGCGCGGGCGGCACCGCCGACGATCATGGAGCGGCCCGTGGCGGGAGCGCCGTTTTCGTCGAGGATGCGGTTGGCGTTGGCCAGGTCGGTGAGGACGCCAGCGGTGCCGAACGGCGTGGTGCCGGCGGTGCCGTTGGCGCGGGAGGCGGCGAGGTGCAGGGCAGCCAGATCGGCCTCGACTTCGTTGCAGCAGGCGCGGAACGCTTGCGAGAACTGGTCGCGCAGCACGGTGTTGACGACGCCGTTGGCGGTCACCGACAGCTGCTCTTCGCCGGTCCAGCGGATCGGGAAGGCGCGGGCCTTGGTGATAGCGACGTCGACGAAGCCGACCGTCTGGTTGCCGGTGTCGGCCGGGACGTTGCCGGCGGTGATGTCTTCACCGGCAATGGCGGGGACGACGGGGGAGCGGACGGTCTGGTTGACCGCGCCCGACTGGGCCGTGGCGTCGCGCTGGACGTTCGGGATGAAGCCGATCAGCTCGCGCGAGACGACGTCGAGGCCCGCGTAGATCGACGGAATGAGATTGGTAACGGTGGTGGACATGGCTCTAAGGCCCTTTCATTGGAATGGGGGGAGGTCGCTTGATGGTGGGGTTCGGAGGACGGCTAACCTGCCGCTGTAGGGAGCCATCCGGCCCGGGCGCCCGCCCCCATCCGAGGGAAGGCCGTAGCTTTAGCCGTCGACGATGATCGCCTCTTGAGCGGTCTTCATCTGTTCGTTCGGGGACAGTTTCGCGAACTCGGTTCTGGTAAGGGTGCGCTTCCCGCCCTGGCCCAGCTGGCCTTGGCCGGCACCGCCGCCGGTTTTGATGTCGCCCTTGAGGACGTGATCCCGGTTCGGGTCGGCGTCGATCAGCAGGGAGAGGGCTTCGTCGAAATCCGGGAGCTCGCCCGGCTTGGCGCGGCTATAGAGCTTGTTCCCGTCCGTGCCGTAGGCGACGACCTTCCCGTCCTCGATCTTGAAGTTCGCGCCGAATTTGGCTTGCAGGAACTCCGGCGGGATCGCGACCTTGTCGGCGATGAACTTGGAGCGGGCGAAGGAGCCGCCGATCTTCTCGCCGTAGAGCGAGGCCTCGAGGTCGTCGCCCCGCTTGGCCGCGGCGGCGAGCTTCTCCTCGTAGCCCTTGGCGATCTCGGCCTTGACCTTTTCGACTTCGCCCGCGTCGATCAGCTTCTTCTGGTCGAGGGAGCCGACCGTTTCCAGCGCCTTGAGCGCGGCGGCCGGGTCGGCGATGCCCTCAAACGCCTTGAGCGCCCGCTCGGCGGCCTCCTTGCCCTCGCGGTGGCTTTTGGCCTCGCCGTTGAGCCGGGTGATGGTGCCGATGGTGCCGGGCGCGTCAAACGCCACTTCCTTGCCGGTGTCGTCGGTGAAGACCGGCTTACCGTCCTGGACAGCGGCATAGGTGACGCCGTCGATCTCGATGGTCTTGAGCTTCATGGTGGGGTGGGCTTTCTCCGGCATCCGCCGGCCTTGGATGGGCTATCTGGCCCGAGACGCCCCGCCGATCCCGGCTAAGGGCAGAGGTGGTCAGGACTCGATATCGTCCTCGGCGGAGACCTCGCCGGGCATGGCCGCCGCGATGTCGTCCTCGTTATCCAGGTCGGGCATTTCCTCGACGATCTTGTCCTGCTCGTCGTCAAACATGACGTCGGCCGCCAGTTCGCCGCGGCGCTTCATTTCGGCCAAGGCGGTCTCGCCGGAGATCAGGCCCGCGTCCTTCATCGCCAGGACCAGCTGGCCCGAGGCTTGCGAGAGGCTCGTCGCGCCGAAGTCCTTAAAGAGCGAGGCGTGGCCGCCCGAGCCGAGGCTGGCGTAGTCGGCCATCATTTGCAGGGCGCGGTCGAGGCTATCCTCGAAGCCCTCGGTGATCCGTTGCAGGTCCGATTTGTTGCCCTCGGCGTCGTTTGCCGATTCCGTCGCGCTCCGGGCGCCCGGCTTCTTGACCAGCAGCTCCGCGCCGGCCTGGATCATCTGCTCCTCAAGAGCGTCGAGCGATTCCTGTCCGGCCTTGATCGCCGCGCCGCTATGCTCGACCCACGCGATTTCCCCGCCGGCCGGGAGCATGACGGCGGAGGAGCCGCCGATGGTCAGCGAGGTCTTGTCGTCCGCCCCGGAGATAGCGAGGATCGGCACCCGGGCGACGTGCAGGATCGTGTCCTGATCGCTCTGCGACTGCCAGTGTTTGACGTTGAGATAGGCCAGGTCCAGCAGGGGCGGCCGGGCCGTCATATAGCCGGTGCGCCAGCCGTAGAAGGGGACGAACGGGATATAGCCGAGGCCGGTCGTTCCCGCGTCGATGACGCTCCATTCCTCGGCCCCGGCCGCCGTGGTCCGCTCGCTCTTTTGCCAGACCTCAAACGCGCCCGGGGTTAGCACCCGCACCCGCTTGCCGGTCTTCTCGCCGAAGAGGCCGTCCGCAACGGTCGCGTCCTCCGCGATCCGAAGCTGGGCCAGGGACCGCGCGCCGTTGGCCGAGGCGATCCGGTAGCCGAGGATTTGCCGGTGAAGGACGCGGACGAAATAGGGCCTCATTCCGGCCCGTTGCTGCTCCGCCCGGGTTTGAACCCGGCCCGCTCCCGCGTCCTCCCGCTTGGGGGCCTCGACCAGAACGCCGCAAAGGCCGTGCGCCAGGGCCTCGCCCATCAGTTCGGCGCAGAAGACGTGAAGGTTGACGCCTTCGCGGTCGATATCCTCGGCCCACCCGACGATCTGGGCCGGGACGTCGTCGCCGAGGGTCAGGGCTTTGGAGAAGGGCTTTCCGACCATGACCGAAACGGTGCGGCGGAAGGCGGGGAACAGGGTCGCGGTCTCGAGGCGGGCCTTATAGGCGGCGGCCTCCTCTTGCGGCCATTGGGGCAGCAGGACGGTGGCCGCGCGCATCGCCTCGGTGCCGCCCATAAGCGGCTCGGTCACGCTCCAGGCCTTGCCCATTGCGCCGATTGAGGGCGAGAGCGCGTCCACCGTTGCGGTCATGCGGTCTCCTTACAGGCGCAGGGGGGCGACGCTTGCGGGCGCGGGGCCGAGCGCGAGTTCGTTGAAGGCGTCGGCCGCGGCGTCGACCTTGTCGTCATGGGCGCCGGCCGGGAAGCCGCAAAGCTCGTCGACGAAGGGCTCGATCCAGGCGTCCCGGACCGGATCGCCCGTCGCCAGGATATAGACGTTCCCCGCCTCGGCCTGGGTCGCCAGGGCAAGCGCCCGGGTTTCCTTGGAGCCGGTCGGGCGCTCGACCTTGACGGCGTAGCCGGGGAGCATCCGAACGAGGGTCTGGACGTAGCCCTTGCCGGCCGCGCCGGGGTCTTGCGGGAGGCGGATGATCACGTCCGGGGTGTCGGAGGCCGCGGTCAGTTTCAGCTGGGCCTCAAGGTTGGCCGGCGACCACTGGCCCGCCCGGCAGTCCGTGAAATAGAAGGTCGCGGCCTCGCCGGTCCCGATCTTGCTGCAACGGACGCCCGCGCTCGGGTCGCCCCCGCCTTCGGTTGCGCCGATATCCCAAGCCCGGACCGTGCGGCGCGTCCCGGCGGGAAGGGCGTTGGCGATCTTGAACCACGCCCGCCGGAAGAGCCCGCCGTCGCGCGGCGCGGGCCGCTGCTGATACTGGCCGGCCCAGGCATAGGAGCCCTTCCCCCGTTTGAGCGTCTCGACCTCGGCGGCCGGGAAGCGTTCGGGGAATAGAAGCTCGCCCTCGACCGTCCGGGGGTCCTCGAAGAATAGCTCCCCGTTGACGTATGTCCGGCAGGGGCCGGCGGTTTCCTTGCCGTCCGCCCCGATCCGCGCCGCCTCGTATTCCATCGGCAGGTTGAGGTGGACGAACCCGATCTCCAGGCCCATCGCCACGGCCGCCACGTCCTTCGCGTGAAGGCGCTGCATGATGATGACGATGGCGCTGGTCTGGACGTCGTTGAGGCGGTCGGTGATCCCCTCGCGGAATATCCGGGTCGCCGTCTCGCGCTCGACCTCCGACTCCGCCGTCTCGGTAGAGTGCGGGTCGTCGATCTTGACCCTATCGGCCCGGCCCCCGGTCATGGAGCTGAACGGGCGGGCCTCCGAGAAGCCGTTGGCCGTGTTCTCGAATTTGCCCTTGGCGTTCTGGTCGCCGCGGAGGGCCAGCGGCCAGAGGGCTTGGAACTTCTCGCTCTCGACCAGACGCCGGAGCTTGAGGTTATCGCGAAGCACGTTCGCTTGGCTGTAGCTGGTCGCCAGGACTTGCAGATGGGCCGCGCCTTGCGGTCCCCACTCCCAAGCGGTCCAGAAGACCAGCAGGAGCGACTTCATCATCCCCGGGGGGACCGTGATCAGGAGCCGCTTGATTTCCCCGCGCGAAACCGCCTCGAGGTGGGCGCACATCGCCCGGAGCGCCCAGCCCCCGACAAACGGTCGCGCCGGCTCCAAGGTGTGCCAGAACTCGGCGATGAACCCGTAGAGCGGCCGGCAACCGGCGACTATCTCCGACCGCTGGGTCTCAACCCGGTGGCGATCCGCCCGGGCCTGCTTCTCCCGCAGGGCGGCGAGGAGCCGCTCCCGATCAGCCCTCGAAAGCGGGCGCGTCATCCGCTTCCCCGCTCAAGGTCGCGATCTCCGCCGCAAGTTCTTCGTCCGAGAGGTGCGAGAACGTATGCGCCACCCGTTGGACCGGGGCCGTCTTCGGGGCCATGCGAGCCGCGGCCCACTTCAAGGCGTCGAGGTAAACCCGCGCGCCGGCCGGGTCGATCTTGTGACCGCCGACCGTCTGGCCGAGCGCCGCCGCCTTGGTGATCGTAAGGCCGTCCTCCTGGAGAAACTCCGCCCGGCCCTCGCGCGCGTGTGCGTATTGCTCGCGATAATCTGGGTTGGCCCGGATGAACGCGTCGGTCGAAGGGTTATGCAGCCCGAGTTCCCGGCAGGCGGCGCGGAGCGATTTCCCGCCCGAGATCATTTCCATGATGGCGGGGAGGTCTTCGGCGACGGGGCGGCGCTTTCCCGCTTCTTCGGGCTTGGCGGCTTCGTTGGTCTCGCTCATTGGCTCGCCGTGAAATATGCGATTGTGCGGCCGAGGCCTTCCTCAAGGTCGACGGAGGGGGCCCATCCGAGAACTGATCGCGCGACGGCGATATCTGGCTGGCGTTGGCGAGGATCATCGGCCGGCAGGGGGCAGTGAACGATCTTGGAGCTTGAGCCGGTGAGGCGTTGAACCGTCTTGGCAAGCTCAAGCATGGTGAAGGTTTCCGGGTTCCCCAGATTGACCGGCGCGGTGTGGTCGCTCTGCATGAGGGCCACGATCCCTTGCACCAGGTCCGACACGAAGCAGAAGGAGCGCGTCTGACTGCCATCGCCATAGACGGTCAGGTCATCGCCGCGCAGGGCCTGGACGATGAAATTCGACACCACCCTCCCGTCGTCCGAGCGCATATTCGGGCCATAGGTGTTGAAGATGCGGGCGACGCGGACGGCGACACCGTGCTGGCGCTGATAGTCGTAGAACAGCGCCTCGGCGGCGCGTTTGCCTTCGTCGTAGCAGGCGCGGGTGCCGTTCGGGTTGACGTGGCCCCAGTATGTTTCGGCCTGGGGGTTCACTTCGGGGTCGCCGTAAACCTCGGAGGTAGAGGCCTGAAAGATTCGGGAGCCGGTGCGCTTGGCGAGGCCGAGCATATTGATCGAGCCGTGAACGCAGGTCTTCAGGGTCTGGATCGGATCGCGCTGGTAATGGATCGGCGAGGCCGGGCAGGCCAGATTGTATATCTGATCCACTTCCACGATCAGCGGCTGGGTCACGTCGTGACGGATCACCTCAAGCCTTGGGTGGCTTATGGCAAGGGCAGCGATATTTGACCGCCGGCCGGTCGAATAGTTGTCCAGGCAAAGAACCTCATGGCCCTGAGCCAGCAGCGTTTCGCAAAGGTGGGAGCCGAGGAACCCGGCACCGCCGGTAACGAGAATGCGCTGGGGGGTCATCTTGATCCTACGGTGATCAGCTTCATCCCGTAGTTGTCGGGGCCTTCCGGGATAATCAGGTCCGGGCGGCGAATGAGCTTGTTCCGCTTAAACGGGCTGTAATCGACGTGATGGTGCCAGCGGCGAAACTTCCAGACGACACGCGCCACGTCCGGGTGAAGGTCGGCGATCATCTTGGACTTGGGCAGTGTGCCGTCCTTATAGACGGTGTCGGTGTTGCCGCCCTTCATCGTAAGGGTCTGGGACTTCTCTTGCAGGAAGGCATTGAACAGGATGGTGCAATATCCCGCCTTGAGCATTCGGAGCGAGAGGTCGGTGTCCTCGTTATATCGGCCGCGCCAACGGAAGGGCACGTCGTTGCGGATCAGATTGCAGGAGTAGATCCGAGTGTTCGCGAGGAAGGGCGGCATTGCGCTCTTGCGACTGGCGAACATGAAATAGTTGGGGCCGGCCATCGCCACGTTGGTGTAGCGACAGGCGAAGTCCTCCATTGCCCGAAAGCTCGCGCCATCGGAGACCGGCACCTTCAGGTTTTGATTCAGGCGATAGAAGGCGCGGATGTTGTCGTCGACCATCCAGTGCCGTTCATGGCCCTCGGAGATCGAGTGTTCCCAGCCGAAGTTGCGGGCAGCACCGGAGCCCTTGGGCTTGCTGTCGCCGAGGTCGTCGCCGGGGTCATAGTCGCGCTGATATTGCGGCTCGAGGATCAGGAGCCGCTTCGGATCAATGACGGAGGCGTAGGCCGCGTGTTCCTGCTCCTCAACGATCATCCGATAGGGGACACCCATCGCGTCGAGGGCCCGAGCCGTCAGGCGGCTTTCGTGCCTTCCTTTCGACGGAATATAGATAGGGAACCGGGGCTGCGGCATAGTCTTATGACTCGGCTGCGTTGGGCTCGCCCTCCGAGACATACCGCTTGTCGGCGTATCGCTCGATCTGGATTTCGGGATACCAGACGAAGCGGGTCTTAGACGTGATCGCGAACTCGGTCATGGTCGTGAAGGCGTCGACCGCAGCTTGATCCGGGAAGTGGACGACGAGCGACCGGAAGGCCTTTTTGTCGGTCTGGGCGAACTCCGGCATCCCTTGCCATTCCGCCTCGGCGTCGTTCTCGCCTTCCTCGCGTGGGAGGAGGAGGTTCTGAATCTCCCCCGCGTCGAAGCCGATCAGGTCCAGGTCATACCCACCTTCGGCGAGCGCCTCGATCTCGGCGCGGAGGGCGTCGTCATCCCAGCCGGCGTTGAGGGCCAGCTTGTTGTCCGCGATCACATAGGCCCGGCGCTGTTCGTCGGTTAGGTGATCCAGCACCAGGACCGGGACGGTCTCGAGCCCGAGGGATTGAGCGGCGAGAACCCGGCCGTGCCCGGCGATGATCCCGCCCTCCGCGTCGACGAGGACCGGGTTAGTGAACCCGAACTCCGTGATCGACGCGGCGATCTGAGCGACCTGGGCCTCGGAGTGCGTCCGAGAGTTTCGGGCGTAGGGCGTCAGGTCTGCAATCGGTCGCTGATCAAGGTCTTTCGGGGTCATGCGTCCTCAAGTCTTCGCCCCGACCGCGCCGGTTGGATCGCTGCTCTGTCGGGCGTAAATCGGTCGATCACCGCGGGGTCGGGGCGAAGCGGTTAGTTCTGCGCGGCGAGGCCGAGAACGTCGTCTGCCGTCATTCCTGGCCGGACGTTGACTCTGGCGCAGGCCCCGCAAACGTTCCCGTCCTCGGGGCAGGTTTTCCAGTTTCCGCGACAGATCACCAAGGTTCCGCCGATCATATCGGCCAGTGCGTCTTCGATGGCGGCGCGCTTTGTCGGGAAAGCGTCGGTGTCGATATTCTCAACCACGCCCGCGCCCTCTCGGTAGTGTTCCCGGCTGTGACCGCCTTGTCGGGCTATATGAAACGGCTCTCGCCGCCCCGCGCCCCCGGTGCGCTTCCCGCGCTAAGGCCGGTCGGAATCAGCCCTCGGCCGGGGCAGGACGCTGCGAGAAAAGGCGCGGGCCAGTGGGTGTGCGGCGCGGTCCAGATGCGAAAACGGCCCCGGCCGGTGAAGGCTGGGGCCGATCTGGTCGCGTCTTGCGCGTATGGGCTTCTGC